GCGGGGAACTGACCCATGCCTATCGCCCTTGGTGCCCTTCGCAGCGAACTCCTGCCGGGACTATTCGACGTTCGCGGCTCATACGACATGATCCCGCGGCAGTGGGATAAAATTTACAAGACTCGGCGGTCGAACATGGCCGTCGAACGTTCGACCCAGATGGCGTTTTTGGGGTTGCCGTTCCTTAAAGGCGAGGGTGCAGCCACTCAGTTCGACAATCAAGCTGGCGAGCGCTGGGCGTGGAATATCGAGGCCTTCGAGGTCGGGCTTGGCTACGCGATGACGCGCAAGGTCATCGACGACAATCTATACCGGGCCCAATTCAATCCGACCAACCTGAAAATGCAGGAGGTCTTTGCCCAGTTCAAAGAAATCCAGGCGGCGTCGGTCCTCAATACCGCGACCGTGGTCATCCCAGGGCTCGGCGGCGACAACGTGCCGTTCGCCTCGGTGTCCCATCCTGTTGACGGCGCAACTTATGCCAATCGTTTCGCGGTTGACGCTTCGCTCAATGAGGCGAGCCTTCTGCAGGCTCAGGTCAACGTCCGCACTGGCTTCGTCAACGAGCGCAACGTCAAGATTTTGGCCAGGGCGCGACAGCTCATCGTGCCGCCGGCTTTGGAGCCTGTTGCGATCCGGTTGCTCAAGACGGAGCTGCGGCCCGGTTCGGCGGACAACGATGTCAACGCTATCCTCTCGACCGGAGGCGGCCTGCCGGAGGGCTACATAGCGTTGGACTTCCTCACCTCGAACTTCGCGTGGTTTGTCAAAACCAACATCGAAGGATTGCTGCACATTCTGCGCATCCCGTTCGAGATGGACATGTGGGTCGATAACATCACGGACAATCTGCTGGTTAAGGGCTATGAACGCTACGTATTTGCTTACAACGACCCCCGCGTGATGTATTTCTCGTTCCCGACCAACTGAGCCGAGATGACAGCCAAAGGACGCATAAGACATGGGTGAGTCAGTCTTTCGCGGCCCGGCCTACTCCATTGGCTCCGTCATCGACGGTCGCGTTGAGGTGATGGACGGGCCGGGCCTGACCTACCAGGGCGATGGTCTACCTGATCCGCGGTTTTGGCCCTCGCGCAAGGACGGTTTGTATGCCGGTCGCGTGCCGGTGTTTCTCAACAGCCCTTATTTTGTTTTGGCTGACAATATCCCGCAGGCGACAGGTACGGCGAACATCGCTGCGCTGGCGACGCTCGCTGGCATCAACACCAATTTTACGCTCGCCGCGGGTGCGCTTGCGCAAGCGAACGGAACGACCGCCGGCAATCCAACGATGGCTCCTGGTGTGCCTCTTGTGCCGCTGGTACAGGCCACGGCGGCAGGTACGCCTATCGGCTCGTTCAACTGGACGGGAGTGCCGACGACGGCGCTGGCGCTCGATTTCGGCTTCACGACTGGGACAACCACGGCCGCCTCGGCAAATATCACCGTCAATGACGCGACGCTGTTTTCGCCCGGCCAATGGGTTGCAGTCGGCGGCGCCGGCAATGCCGGCAAGACCGCGCCGATGGTGGCGTATGTTTCGGCTATCAATATCGCCACCAACGTCATCACGATGGCTGGTGGTTCGCTCAATGGTATCGCCGCGGCCGCGGTGACCAACGCGCCGATCGGCAACATGGCGGGGCCGGACGGTGCTGTGCAGCCGCTTGGGTCGATACCGAACAGTGTGCAGCCGTACCTCAATGGCGGTCTGGGAAACTTTTTCAACCCGCCAGAAGCGGTCACTCGCTGCCTGTCTGTCACTGGGGTCGCGGGCGGCGTCGGTGGCGCCGGCAATATTTTCATCGCCAGGGGCTTTGATGTCTTTGGCCAACCGATGACTACGACCATCAATGGTCCTGTCGGTGCGACCACTGTCTATTTCCCGAAGGCGATGAAATATCTGACCTCGGTTGGGTCTGGTGGCACCTTCACCGACACGACGCACACTTATTCGGTCGGTCTTTCCGACACGTTTGGCTTCAATGTGCGCAGCGACAGATACGAATATGTCCAGGTGTTCTGGAACGGGACCTATTTCACGACCGGGGCCAATGCGTGGGTCGCGGCAGTGAAGACCAGCCCTGCGACAACCTTGACCGGCGACGTGCGCGGGACGTTTCAGACCGGGTCCGCCGGGACGCTGACTGGCGGCGGCGGGGCGGCGAGCAATGGCACGACAACGCGTTTGTTGATGGCTATGACCGTGCCGCTCTACAATGATCTGTTCGCCACGCCTCTTAATCCGGTGCCGCTCGTAGGCGTCGTGCAGGCGTAAGGAAAGGACCTCTCCGATGCGAGGCAAGACCCACGAGAAGCACCACGCCGCCCATATGAGGCGCGCGCGTGGAGGCGGCGTCAGCGAGCACGAGAACATCCCGGTTGTCTCCGGCAACCCGCCGGTCATCAGGGAAGCCGAGAAGCACAAGCGCGGCGGCAAGGTGAAGCGCAAGCGCGGCGGCCCCGTCGAGGGCAAGCATATGCGCCATCGGTTCGATCGTCCTGGGCGCAAACGCGGCGGTCGCGTCGGTGCCGACAAGTCGCCTTTGACCGAGGCTCATTATTCGAGCGAGAACGAGGGGCCGCAGCCCAAGACCGAAGAGGGCGGGCTGTCCGCGTTCAAGCGTGGCGGCGGCGTCAAACACCACCACGAGCACCACGGCGACATCGAGCACCACGAGGAGCACCATCACTACAAGCGCGGCGGCAAGGCGCGTCGGGCCCGAGGCGGGCATGTAAGTGAGCACACGGCCCATCCGGGAGCGCACCACCGGGAACGGTGAGGGAGGCGTCCCAGGAAATACGCGGACATAGACCAGGGGTTCCGGAGTACTGCAGGGCGAGCGGTGGCCGGTTGACGGCGGCCAGGCGGCAGTCGCTCCCCAAGTCGAGTTTTGCGCTCCCAGGGAAGGGCGAGGGACCAAAGGGCGCCGGCGCCGGGTCCTATCCTATCCCGGACAAGTCCCACGCCAGGAATGCCCTGGCCCGCGTCTCACAGCACGGCAGTTCGGCCGAGAAGGCCAAGGTCAGGGCAGCCGTGCACCGCAAGTTCCCCGGTATCGGCCAGAGCGGCGGCTAGGAAACCACGTAGGAAGCTCGCCCATGCGTTCTTCGCGCCGGATGGTGTCCCACAGCGCCCCGGGCGTAAAGCGCCCTGGCGGGCTTCCGGCGTGTCTGGCGGGGTGATCGTCTAAGTCTCTTGCTGACTATGTAGAAAAGCGAGGCTGAGCCATGGGCTTACCTCATTCGCTTACAAAGCAATTGGCTGCGTCGAGCGCCAATAATATAGCCCTATCGCAGTCGCCGGGGGCCGGAGCGATCTTGCTGAATGGCGCGACGGCTGCCGGCGCTGGTGCGATCACGTCGTTCGGCGCGGTCACGGCCGGCTCGGGCTACTCCCCAGGCGTCTATCGCAATGTGCCTTTGACGGGCGGCACCGGAACCGGCGCCATGGCGAATTTCATAGTGAACGCGAGCGGCGGCGTTCAATCGGTCTCGATCTCGTCGAATACGGCGGCCGCGCTCCTTGGCGTGCCGCAGACCGGCACCGGCTATCTGACCAGCGACACGCTCGGCGTCAGCGCTGCGAATTTGAGCTTGCCTGGGACAACCGGAGGCTCGGGCTTCGCGGTGTCTCCGGCGACAATCACGGCCGCGGTGGCGACGCTCGACACGCAGCGCCGCGTTATCGTCACCAGCGGCGGCGTCGACACCGGGATCACCTTCACGGTGAACGGGGCCGGCGACAACGGCAACGCGATCAGCGACACGTTTACTGGCGCCAGCGGCGCGGCGGCGCAGTCGAACCTCGACTTCAAGACCATTACGAGCGTGACGCACACGGGCTCGGTCGCCACCACGGTCACTATCGGCACCAACACCGTGGGCTCGACGCCCTGGCAGCTCGTCAACTGGCATGCGATGCCGTTCAACATCGAGTTGTCGGGCTACGTGTTGACGGGCGTCACGGTGAACTGGTCCTGGCAGTACACCTACGACGATCCTAACAATCTGCCGGCGGGCATCGCCTTCCCGGCGGTGTACAATCATCCGACGCTCAACAGCCAGACGGGTTCGCTCGATGGCCCGATGAATGATCCTTGTGCCGCGGTGCGTCTCACCGTAAACAGCGGGACGGGACTCGTGCGCGGGCAGTGGATCGAATCCGGCCTGAGTGCCTCGGGAGCCTGATGATGATTATGGATAGACATATCATCGGGTTGGTTGTCGCCGCCGTCATGGCGGGGCTGGTCATTCTGGGGTTCGTAGCCTACGTGCGCGGGCAGCCGATCGGCACCAACACGACGCTGGCCATCCGTCCCACGAGCTCGGTCGCGGTGTTGGGCACGACCTGCACGGCCGCCCAGCGCGGCCAGATGTACATGGTGACCGATCAGGCGGCGGCTCCGGTTGCGCTGGCGGTCGTGGCTGGCGCCGGAGCGGTGACGGTCGGCGTGACCTGCAACGGGGCGAATTGGATCATCGAATGAGCGAACCTGTC